TACCTATATATACAAAAGTAAAAACAAAAACTGAAGTTTCAAAAAATGTCTTTTGAATTACTTGTTTATAAAATAAATTGATACAAACTATTGATAGACTCAAAATATATGATAAAGTGGTACTAATAATTATTAAAGTTTCCATATTAAAATTAAAATTTCCTGTAAATTGTTTCCATACATTTATGTAAAATTTTTTTGCAAGAAAACATTGAATTGGAGTTGCTAAAAAAAAGAAAAACAAATGAGATATTTGTAATCCTGGGATAATTTCCATAATAAAGAAAGGAGTTTTTAATATCGTTAAAATCATACCAATAGACGCAAAAAAAGCTAAAGTTGATAATAAAATTATAGTTTTATATAAAGATTTTTTTTGAATTTGTAATTTATTAAGAATTTTTTCTTCTTTTGTATTTTCTTTTATTAATTTTGCTTCAAACCCCAGATCTTGAATTTTTTCTAAAATGTTTCGTATATTTAAAATATGAGGATCAAAATGGATTATTGCTTTTGATGTTATAAGATTAACACTAACAAAATTTATACCATTTGTATCTTTTAAATTTGACTCTATACAAGATGAACAAGCTGCACATGACATACCATCGATTGATAGAGTAATGTTTTCATATTTGTTTTTTATATTGTTTAATTCAATATCTAAGATCATTATTCGAAATTAAAATATAACCAAAATAATTCATTTTTATTTTGATTTCTAAAAATATTACCATAAAATAGGAGTTTTATTATTTTTTTTTAAAATTTCATTAATATTTATAAATATATTACTACCAAAAAAAGGTTTATCAGTTTTATAACAGCTTAAAGGACTTGGATGACTTGATGTTAATAAAATATGTTTAGTTGTATCTATATTTTTGAGTTTATTTATAGCATAGGCTCCCCATCCAACAAAAATAACATTGTTTGTATGAGTAGAAATTAAATCTATAATATGAGATGTGAATTGATCCCAGATTAAACAATGGCTATTAGGGTGTTTTTGTTTTACAGTTAAACTAGCATTTAACATAAAAACTCCTTGTTTAACCCAATTAGAGAGATCACCATTTATGTTTTTTTCTTTTGAATTAACTTCTTTATAAATATTTTTAAGACTTGGTGGAATTGTAACTCCATTATTGACACTAAAAGCAATACCATTTGCTTGAAATTTATTTGAATGATAAGGATCTTGACCTATAATAACAACTTTAATATTATCTAGATATGTTAAATTAAAAATTTTGAAAATATCAGATTGTTTAAATGGATAAATTTCAAAAAATGTTTCCTTGCATTTATTTATTTCTAATGATAATAAATTATTCGTATTTTGTAAAATATCTTTATCAATATATGATTTCCAGGAATCACATAATAATTGATTTAGTGTGATATTTGTACTATAATTCATTTAATATAAATTAGAGTAAAAACAAATTCAATTTATTAATAAATTAATAATACATTAGGCTAATTTACGATGTTCTTTTTTTACTACGTTTAATAGTAATCCATTTTCAATATGGTCATATATAAGTTTTTCATATTTTTTTTGATATATTTTATTAAACCATTTTAGATTTTCAAAAATTATTTTTGGTTTGTAAGAACTTTTTAAATATTTTTCAAATTCTTTAATGTATAACTCTTTTAAAAATGGATTTTTTTTAATTAATATATCTGAATTTTCTGAATCATCTGAATCAGAATCCGAATTGTAATAATCAGAATTATTAAAATAACCACGTTCTCTATATAATTCTAAATATAAAGTTCGTTCTGCATCATCGTCATCAAGAAATGTTATTTGTAAATATTTTATAATATAAAAGTCACAACCCATATATAGCATCTAATAACATAGAAATATTATGTTTAAATTAAAAAATAAAATTAAATATAAATAAAAGGACAGATGAGTATATACTATAAATTAGTTTGTTTTTATGGTATTACATTTACATATGATGAATTGAAACATATTTCGAAAGGAGAATTATACGAATGCGCTAAGAAAAAAAACTGCGAATTGCCATATGGTTTAGTTGATGTATGGTCAGAATATGGATATCCTATAATAGCGCCATATTATGATGCTGAAAGTGAGGATTGTTTATTTGGATTTGGAGAACAATTTAAAGGTAGAGAACAGGAATGGTGTAAAAGTAAAGGAATAGAGGATAATATATATAATTTTCAGAAATGGTTAAGGAATATATCTGAGTATATGATAAGGAGTAAAATTAAAAAATTTTGCGATGAATATAATTTACCATATAAAATTCCAAGAATTATTATAATGCCAACAATAGAATGAAAGCAATTACTAAAAATTTAAAAAAAAAATAAAATTAACAAAAAAATAAAAATTTTTTATATATTAATATAGTATACAATGCCAACAAGTTATAAAGTAGGAGATAAAGTAGAACGAATTGAAGATCGTGAAGTTATAGGTGCTACAATTATAAAAATAGTAGAACAAGAAGAGGGTGTTTTTATGGAATTGGAATACGACGAAGGAGGTTCAGGTTGGTGGCCAGAAGGGTGTATTAGACCAGCTCAATAAATTAAATAAATATTATTAAGATAATTTGTATATATTAAGATTAATTTGTATATATTAATAATTTATGTATTAATAGATATATCAATAAATTATATATGAATAATTAAGGAGAACGAAGATACATAGCTTTATATAAAATTGGATTTTCAGAAAAAATGAGTGGTTGGCATGTTTCTATTAATTTTTTTGTAGAAGAGTCTTGAATTTTTACAATTTCATTTTCAAATTCCAAGAAATTTTGTCCTGTTATACGTTCAAATTCTGATGTTGAAACTATGTCTTTTAAAGCCCATAAATAACCTGCTGCATAATTTGCATGTAAAACGCTAATAATAATAGATTCATCTTGAATTGCAGCGGCGGCCCATCTTGCAGACTGTCTATACATTATTCTTACTGAACTATCAAATTCGCATGATTTATTATATAATATATAAATATATATTGCTAATATTATTATGATAACATATAAAACTTGATTCATTGTTATTATATTATAATAAATTAATTATAATAAAATATTTAAATTCTTGTAAGAGTTTCTGTTAATCCATTTGAAGAAATTACATTAAAAGTGATATTTGTATCATGTAATTCTTCTATGGATGAAACACCAAGATAACTCATACCTGAACGCATTCCGTTACAAATTTGTTGAAGTTGATCGAAAACATTTCCTTTATATTCTATTTCACCTTCTACACCTTCTACGTGAAAATTTGTATCTATATTTTGACCCAATTTTTCTTGTTTAGACAAGTTTGCATAATTAGAAGCCATTCCTCTATAATATTTAAATCTTTTTCCAGATTTATAAATTATTTTACCGGGACTTTCTGTTGTTCCTGCTAAAGAACGTCCTAATAAAACACAACTTGCCCCTGCAGCAATTGCTTTAAATTTATTGCCAACTTTCCCTGTATGACCACCATCACTAATCATTGCTACATCATATAATTTAGCAATTTTACTACATTCGTGTAAGGCAGAAAATTGACAGACACCTATGCCAGTTTGTAGTCTTGTACTACAAATACTATTATGTACAATAGAATTATTTGCTATAAAACTGTGTGTATCACAATCTACTTCAATATCCCAAGTTTCTTGGGTATCATATAATTCTTTAGATAATAGCTTACTATATACATAATCTTTTGTATATCTATTTGATGTATGTATTTTGACATTATAAACTTGTTGTAAATTATCTGGATTTATATTTTTTAAATTTCCAATTGTTTTTGTTCTTTTCATTGAGTAAAAAGATATATTCAAATTCATACAGCACCAATTAAATAATTCTATTAAGTATTCGCTTGTATTTGCAAAAGATTTTGTTATAGAACCTGTTTTATTATATTCAATATGACCATCAGAATCAATCAATCCATCGTATAAACCTTTAATATATTCTTTATTTATACAATAATATTTGTTTGGTAATTGTTTATTTATTTTTTTACCAAATTCATTTAATAAATATGTAAAACATTTGTTATAACAATTTACACTTAATACTTTTTTATCTTTAATAGAAATGGTACATTCGTAATCTAATAATTCTTTTATATAATCTTTTACTTTATTTGCTATATCATGTTCATGTAAATTAAATGACCATTCGCAACTACCACTATGGTTATCTTCATCTATTTTTGTATTACCATCTCCTAAATATGTGCCAAAAATATATCCTAATTTATAATTAGAAGTAATATATCGTTTAAATTTAGTTCTTTCTAAATTTCCATAAGTTTGGATTGTAGTGTCTGTAATAATACCTCGTTTATTATATTCAGCCAAATCTATAATAAAATTATCAGATAATGTCCATTCAAATTTATTTGGCATTAATGTAAACATTTTTTCATTTTCAATATAATGAATTTGTTTCCAGTTATATTTAGAATTTCTTGGTACAGTATTAGTTTTTCTGTCAAGTAATTTTGCTATACCGCTTGATTGTATAGTCTTATAAGAAGTTGTACTTAAATCACCTATCCAATATTTATGATCTGGTGTTACAAAAATATCTTTATGCCAATTATTCGTATTTATTTTCATAACTTTTTTTTTACCTTGGTTTATAACATTTAATACTTTAACTGGTTTACCATATTTATTTATAACATATTCACCAATTTCAATTTTATTAATGTTTTTATATGTACCATTTGCCATTAAAACTTTAGTATCTTCTGTAAAACATCCATTTCCAATACCGACACGGATACAATGAGCACCAGCTTTACATAAATATTCATATCCTTCTGGAGTGCATACATTACCTGCCATAATAGTTATATTTGGAAAATTATTTTGTATATAGGTAATACTATCATGCATCATTTCATTGTATCCATTTGCAACATCTATACATATTAGATTAGCCCCTGCTTGAACTAATTCTTTAGTTCTTTCTTTATAATCATTTATACCAACAGCTGCACCCACGATAAGTTGACCATTATTATCTAATGAAGCTATATTTTTATTATTGTGAAAATATAATAAATTTTTTAGAATAACAAGTCCTTGTATAGTTAAATCTTGATTTAAAATGGGTATTTTTTCTATTTTATGTTTTTTATATAATTCCAAAATATTATCATATTCATATTTTGTTGTATATATAACTTTAGATAGAGGTGTCATAATATCTTTAACTAAAAGATTTAAATAATCTATTTGTGTAGTAAGTTGGTGAATTTGTAGATCCTTTT